GTACTCAATAGTCCCTGGCTGGAGATCTGTCTCGCTGGCCTGCAGCAGTTCTTCAACCTCCCGGCGCAGCTTTTCGTTCTCAATTTCAGCATCCCTTTCGGCATACCATTTTATAACGGCGGCAGAGTCATAAAGCACCTCATTACCCTTGCCACCGCCTCGCAGAACGGGCATTCCCTGTTCCTGCCAGTTCTGAATGGTACGGATACTCGCACCGAAAATGTCAGCCAGCTGCTTTTTGTTGACTTCCATTGTTCATTCCACGGCCCAAAACAGAGAAAGGAAACGACAGAGGCCCAAAAGTTCGTTTTCAGCACCTGTCGTTTCCTTTCTTTTCAGGGGGTATTTTAAATAAAAACATTAAGTTACGACGAAGAAGAACGGAAACGCCTTAAACCGGAAAATTTTCATAAATAGCGAAAACCCGCGAGGTCGCCGCCCCGTAACCTGTCGGATCGCCGGAAAGGACCCGAAAAATGATAATAATTATCATCTACATGTCACAACGTGCATCTACGCCATCAAACCACGTCAAATAATCAATTATGACGCAGGTATCGTATTAATTGATCTGCATCAACTTAACGTAAAAACAACTTCAGACAATACAAATCAGCGACACTGAATACAGGGCAACCTCATGTCAACGAAGAACAGAACCCGCAGAACAACAACCCGCAACATCCGCTTTCCTAACCAAATGATTGAACAAATTAACATCGCTCTTGTTCAAAAAGGGTCCGGGAATTTCTCAGCCTGGGTCATTGAAGCCTGCCGCCGGAGACTGTGCTCAGAAAAAAGAGTTTCGCCTGAAGCAAACAAAGAAAAGAGTGACATTACTGAATTGCTCAGAAAACAGGTTAGACCAGATTGAAGCAATCTAGATAATCGTGCAGACTACGCCCCCTCATATCACATGGAAGGTACTACAATGGCTCAGGTTGCCATTTTTAAACAAATATTCGATAAAGTGCGAAATAATTTAAACTATCACTGGTTTTATTCTGAACTAAAACGTCACAATGTCTCACATTACATTTACTATTTAGCCACAGAGAATATTCATCTTGTTCTTGAAAACGATAATACGGTTTTAATAAAAGGACAGGGTAAGGTTGTAAATGTAAGATTTTCAAAAAATAAATGCCTTATAGAAGCCACCTTAAAAGGATTCAAATCAGGAGAGTTATCATTTTACGAATACAGGAAAAATCTTGCTACAGCAGGGGTTTTCAGATGGATTACAAATATCCACGAAAACAAAAGGTATTACTATACCTTTGATAATTCATTACTCTTTACTGAGAACATTCAGAACACTACACAAATATTTCCGCACTAAATCATAACGTCCGGTTTCTTCCGTGCCAGAACCGGACTCGCTGGCATGATGAAATATGTGTACCCGGTAACCCCGGTGTGCATCGTTTTTGATTATTCCCGCACACTCGCGCAGAAGGAGTTCCCCGTCGGGCTACGGTCTCTGTTAATACGGGAACACGGCGACGATACAGCGCATGATGTGTCAGGCTTGAATACCTTTATCCTTTAAAAGGGATATCAGTTAAGTTATCCCGTGTAGGGTATAAGCCATTATCAAGCCCACCCGTAGATAGGCTTTGTAATGGCTACTTCGCTTTTGCTTCCGCTCGCTTACGCCGGCGCTCTTCTTTCCTCTCGGCTTTTGCCATGTCCATGAATGCCTGCATGATCGAGTTCCGCATCATGTAGCTAACAAAGTGATGATTGACACAGCCGTTGAGGCGCAGCTGCTCGCCAAACTCATCCACCGAGGCCAATGCTTCCATCATGCCCTTCTCGCCTTTCATGAACTCTGAGAAGTCGCGCCCCGCTCTGGAGGCGCATTCAATAACACGATCACTCATCCCGGAAGCCCGGGGATCGTAATCTGCAGCTGGTTAGCCAGGGAGTTAATCTCAGCGACCAACACTGGCTTCGTATAGCGCCATGCTGCCAGCCCTTGTCCGCAGAAGCTCGCCATGTCTTTCTTCTGGTCAAACTCATGACATTTCATGTTGAGCTGCGCACTTAAGCTGTTGCGATGCTGAAGTTCTCCGGTGAAGTAGTCATCGAGGACTTTATAGGCCGCGTACTTGAACCCGGGGTTTAACCAAGCCGCATAATCGTAAGCAACAAACTTCCCGCCATATGTTCCACCGTGTACACCGCGCTCAGTAAAAACCACAGATTCGTGGTTTTTCTCCAGCTCGGCTAAGAACTCTTTGGTCTGCTTGTTTCGCAGGTAGTGGTAAGGCGATTCAGATTCACTTTTACCACTGGCTTTCCACATATCAGTGAGGCAGATCATGCCATCTTCACCGATACGAATTGGTTGATTGAAGAGGGTTAATGATTTCATAGCGTGTACCTACTCTTTGAAATGAACCTTTGCCGCACAGGAAACCAGCCCACCGAGGCTCGCCAGCACTAACTGGTATCCTCAAAGGCCCATTCCAAAGGGGCAGGTTCGGTGTAAAAAACATGCGTTGCGGTACGCATTTATTGCAAAAAGCCCCGCATCGCGAGGCTCATTAAATGGACTTTGTGATTTGCAAAAAAATTAATTCAGGCATTGCGTCCTGATGTATTCCTGCAGGTAGTTAACCTGCGCGGTTATCTTGTCGATTCCACTTCGGAGACGGTAATAATTGAGTTCAGCATCTGCTGTAAGTCCTGGGCTTTCTCCATCGCCCATGCCGCTGGCTCCGGTCGTTGACTTTGCACAGGTGGCGGCGACTTGCAGGCGCTTACGCCCAGCAGAAACATCAGCACGGAGACTTTCGATAGTCGCGTTAGCATCAGCAAGCTCCTTTGTATATCTGGCATCGAGTTCTGCTACGTCACGTTGACGCTTCTGCATGTCAGCGATGATGTACGTGGCTTTATCGCGCTGTTCTTTATAGGTAATGGCGTTATCACGGTAATGATTAACAGCCCATGACAGACAGACGATGATGCAGATAACCAGAGCGGAGATAATCGCGGTTAACCTGCTCATTGCTGCCCCCACAAACAGACTTCACGCTCAATCTCACGGCGAGTCATCAGCCCTTTCCATTGCTTACCGCCAGCGTATGTCCAGCGACGTAGCTGGTCACATGCGCCTTTGATATCGCCCTGGTTGATTTTGCGAAGAAGCGTCGATGTTCTGAAATTGCCAGCACCCACGTTGTAGACGAACGAGTAAAGAGCGCCGCGCGTTGTTTCCGGTATATCGACTTTGATGTACGGGTTAATTTGTCTGGCGACAGTGGCAAGGTCTTTATTCAGGAGGGCTTTGCACTCTGCTTCGGTATACGTTTTACCGGGAATGATGTCTTTTCCTGTATGCCCGTAACATACAGTCCATACACCAACTATGTCTTTGTAAGGATTATGTCTCACACCTTCCAGACCATCGTTACCACTTGGGCCAGTGATTAACACAGATGCTATAGCAATAGCCCCGCCACCAATAGCAGCAGCAACAGCTTTTCGTAATGATGGAGGCATTATCCACCTCTCGCAGCCTTGCGCTTATCTTCTTTAATCTTGAAATAAAGGTTTGTCAGGTACGTCAACAGGCCAAATACCAGGCTACCCAGCACTCCAATTGCCGCCCACTGTGAGGGCGTGACTTTATCTAGCAGCTGTAAAAACCAGTATCCGGCACTACCTGCTGAGGTGCCATAGGCGACACCCGTTGTTAACTTATCCATGGATTTCATAACCCCACCTCGCAGACAAAGCGGGTGTAAATTAAGGGGATACTACGTATCGCAATAAAGGCAGAAACGTAACAGATTCGGAGTCAGTGAATAACTCAGGTATTGGGTTATCAGCTAATATCGAGACTCAAAAAATGGAAAAACCCGCTCGACGGCGGGTTTAAGCTGTGTGACGAAGTAACCACTCTTAACAGCATAACCAATTTTTTACGTACGTAAACTACTAAATGATATTTGTGAGAATGCCACCGAGTGTTCAAAACACCACCACAAATACATAAGAAAACTTCAACAAATAACCAATGAATAATTTCCGATGTTATTTTTAGTTTGTTTAAATTAAGCTAAAGAATTATAGATCTCTTATAAATAAGTGCCATTAATATAAATTAGCTAATAGATTTATTTTCGTTCAAACAAGAGCCATGAATAGGATTAGATAGAAAAGGTTTAGATAAAAATAGAGATCTACTTCACAAATTAAATGAGAAACTAAAACTTACATCTTGAAATAATCGCATTGATTAGATGAATATTTATCGCGCAGTGACATCATTTTTTAATAATAGTTCAAAAAAAAGGGCGTACAATGAAAAAATTAACAGTGGCAATTTCTGCTGTAGCTGCATCAGTACTGATGGCGATGTCTGCTCAGGCAGCTGAAATTTATAATAAAGACAGTAACAAGCTGGATCTATACGGGAAAGTTAATGCCAAGCACTACTTCTCCTCTAATGATGCAGATGATGGTGATACTACTTATGCCCGTCTTGGCTTCAAAGGTGAAACCCAAATCAACGATCAACTGACTGGTTTCGGTCAGTGGGAATATGAATTCAAAGGCAACCGTGCTGAATCTCAAGGTTCTTCCAAAGACAAAACCCGTCTTGCATTTGCAGGCCTGAAATTTGGTGATTACGGCTCAATCGATTACGGCCGTAACTACGGTGTAGCATACGACATCGGTGCGTGGACTGACGTCCTGCCAGAATTCGGTGGTGATACCTGGACCCAAACAGATGTGTTCATGACTGGTCGCACTACTGGTGTTGCAACTTATCGTAACAACGACTTCTTTGGTCTGGTCGATGGCCTGAACTTTGCTGCTCAGTATCAGGGTAAAAATGACCGCACTGACGTAACTGAAGCCAATGGTGATGGTTTCGGTTTCTCCACTACTTATGAGTATGAAGGATTCGGCGTGGGTGCAACCTATGCTAAATCAGATCGCACTGACGGTCAGGTCGCCTATGGTAAGAGCAAATTCAATGCCTCCGGCAAAAATGCGGAAGTATGGGCTGCAGGCCTGAAATATGATGCGAACAATATCTATCTGGCTACCACATATTCTGAAACTCAGAATATGACCGTTTTTGGTAATAACCATATTGCAAACAAAGCACAAAACTTTGAAGCAGTAGCACAATATCAGTTTGACTTCGGTCTGCGTCCATCTGTTGCTTACCTTCAGTCAAAAGGTAAAGACCTTGGTGTTCATGGTGACCGAGACTTAGTCAAGTATGTCGATGTCGGTGCTACTTACTACTTTAATAAAAACATGTCCACTTTTGTTGATTACAAAATCAACTTAATTGACGATAGTAAGTTTACCAAAACAGCTGGTATTGATACCGACGACATCGTCGCTGTAGGTCTGGTTTATCAGTTCTAATCTGACTTACGAAAAAGATATGTTGCGGGAGGCTTTGCCTCCGCAACATATAAGTGGAGCCCTCAAGCCACTTCCTTTAGAAGCACTACCTTGCTTCTTACTATATAAACCTTCTGTTATATATTACCCTTTATTTTGGGGGCGTTTCCACGCCCCATTTTTAATAACTTTTAGTAAACAATTGCATATCAATTAGAATTATTAGCAACGATATCCATATCTAACCGGATATCTAATGCCATTAACATCCCTTCAATTATGCCCTCAGCCTTCTGTAACCTTTTCCCGATATAACCATCCGAGCAGCAATGCTTACTTGCCAGTGACATGAATGTCATACCACATACATAATAATCTACTAATAAATCGTGTAAATCGCTGTTGTTCTTTTTCAGACGGGCCATGCACCCGCAAATGATCATCGCGTCATCGTCACAACATTGCGGGCGAGATTTTACTTTTGAAGGAATTAATCCCTTAAAACCGGCGGCAATGGACGACCAGGTCACATCTTCATGATTATTAGCCGCCCACGCTCCCCAACGTTCAAGAACCATCTGAATATCACGCATTAACTTTCTCCACAAAATCAGGCCAGCACACCAATCGCCAGTGCGCGATCGATAAAACGAAATATCAGCTCCAGCTGGGAGCCATACTTCTCTTCAAATGCCACGGTATCCGCATGCAGCTCGTCGTGATGCTTTCTGCACAAAGGCAACACAAAAAGGTCATGCGCTTTTGTACCCATTCCCCCCTGACCGTGGCCTATCAGGTGGTGGGGATCATCAGCAGGTTTTCCACAACATGCGCACGGCTGCGTCTTAACCCAGCGCGTGTACTTTTCATTAACCCAGCGGTGACGTTTTGGGCGTAACATAAAAGACTCCGGCGACTCCGGATCCACTTTCAGCGCCAGCACCTTTTTCGCCTTATCCTGGATGATGCTGGTGGCAGGAACCGAAGGCACAAGGTCACTTTCCCGGGTAACAGACGGCACAACAGGCTTCGGTAATCTCAGTGCCTTACGGGCTGCACTTTCCGGTAAGGCATCCGCCAGATCATTACGAATCAGCCACCAGCACAGTTCCGGCATTGTCACAACATGACTGTCATCAAAACCGAGATCCCGACGCACAACAGACAACACCCAGCGGGCACAGTTATCCGTTGCCATTGATTCCAGCCGTTCCGTGAACTGATCGCGCAGCTGGTTATCGCAGTGCCAGCACAGACGGATTGCGCCCGGAGCGTGTCGCATTGTTGTCATGTTCTCGCTGTGCCAGTCGGAATGAGGCCACTGGCAGCCTTTTTCACGAAGTAACCAGCTTTCAAGACATTCCACGCCACCAGCACGACGGATCACTGCCTCATTGCGGAACACGGCCCGAACGGCAGGATCATCCGCCAGCGGTTGTGATGCCGCCGGAACGGCACCACTGGCGAAAGATGAATAACGTTCCGGCTCAGGCTCCAGCAGGACACGCCCCTGCATAAACAAGGGCATCAGCTCTGAACCTGGTCTGAACAATACGATCCCCATACGCGGGGCAATTTCAGGGGTCAGTAGTGCTCTCACGGTCACCTCAATGAACGGTATCGAGCAGCTTTAACAGCTCAGGGAATCGGGATTCGAAGAAATGCGGCTGCGTCTCGCGCGGATTTGCAGGACTGGTGATGTTCTTGCCGAACATGCAGCCTTTCGCGGTCAGCGACCAGAATTTTTTGATGTTGTTAATCGCGGTACGGCTGTATCGTTCGCGTTGTTCAACGATCCCCAGCTTCGCCATCTGGTGATATGCCTGATTAGCCGTCAGGCGGATACCATACTGCTTCAGCAGTGCACTCAGCGACAGCGTAGGGCGGCTTGAACCATCTGGCGCATCAGCAGGTGCATCAATGGCATAGATCGGCATAAGTTCAGGAAGACCAGCTACCTTTGATAATTTCTGGTATGCACCAAGTTTCGAGGAGTTTGACAGATTTAGAGTCTTTGCTGCTGATTCAAGCAGAATGACCCCGGATTTAATTTTGTCGGATGTGGTTTCTTCTGGTGATGAATTATGAAGCGCATCAAAAGTACGTATCACTTTTAAGCTGAATGCCGGGCTGATCCACATTGCATATGCATAGACCAGCTCTTTACAGACATACGTCCCACCATTGCGCCCCTGAATGGTGATGACAGGAATACTACGGGAATCTCCCGTAGTTTCTTCTTCCAATAATTCCACAAGAGCCTTCGTTTCAGGACGACGCATAAACTCGTGAACTTCCAGCGAACGGGAGGAGCGATTCTCACCAGCGGCAAGAAGAGCTGCTTTCTGAAGGTCGTTAAGACAGTAGTTAGATTCGAAGTACTGGCGCACAGAAACGCCATCAATTACAAGCAACTGATTCATTGGTTTCTCCACAAATTTTTATCCACGAGCGGGACTGCACTCCCTTTTCGTTGATGCAGGATGAACTTACTGCGATTTTTAATAGTTATCAAGGATACACTGTTCATAAATACAGTATCTTTAACGAGGTAATACCCAAATTTAGGGTGTTGCTCAATTCCGTTACCGAGTTGCTAATTTGCAACTCGCTTTTTCGTACTTACTGATAGTGATCTCGACCTTCCCCTCCGGGATAACCGGTCCCCACTCCACCAGCATTCTTTTCACCTGACTGTCGTCTTCCCACACACCCGCGTGGGTCAGGGCGTCAAACAGCGCCTTGTTATAGTTGTCCAGATCGCGGATCCGGTTATCCGGAGGAAACAACACGATCTCCACTGAAGCAGGTGCCGACGTTGGTTTCGGCAGACGACGTAACTGCTCAACTATTGCTGCACACGCCGCGCTCTGGAATTTTCGCCCCGCCGCGCTTATCAGGCTCTTACCAGCAAACGCCCCTTTGTTGGGGTGTCGCCAGTACGTGTTCACGCTGGGCGGAAAAGGTAGGATCAGCTTCATACTTTCAGGCCCCTCTCATGTAACCAGTGGGCTGCACGCAGCCTGGCGTTTTCCTCACCGGCAAGCAGTGAGCGGATAATCCCGACCGCCTCGCTGTCGTCGTCCTTCACCACGGTATGAAGCGTGATCCCCCGGGCCACACCACGCTTTATCGTGATGACGCCTTTTTTCTCCAGTGCGCGAAGATGCTCCACCGCTGCATTCACTGAACGGTATCCCAGCATGGTTGCCACCTCCTGATTGGTTGGCGGGAAGCCACGTTCTTTCTGATAAGAAATCAGCATATCCAGCACCTGCTGCTGGCATTGAGTTAACGTCGTCATGCCGCCATCTCCCTGACCAGTTTTTCCGCCTGCTGGCGAACCTGCGCCAGAAACGCCTCACCACATGCCTCAAGTTCATCGCGCCCGATGTAGCTGATTGCCGGTCCCTTCCAGGTCTTGTCGAAAACAGCAATAGCACCAGCGAAGAAAGCGCCTGTCGGCACCTGCTTCTCATCTTTCGGGATAAACCAGGCAGGCAGTTCAAAACCAATACGCCCGCGAATAAAAGCAATATGATCTGCATCTTCCGGCCACCACACTTCGCTGGTGGCAGCTTTGATCAGGAAAACATAGCGCCCACCTTTATCACGCATGGCACTGGCATGCTTCATGATGTAACGCATGCCTGTGATGTATTGCCCCTCATGCTGACTGGCGCGGCTGTATGGGGGATTACCAAAGGCAGCACCTTTAAGCTCCGCAAGACGTTCTGACCAGTCATGCGCCAGCGCGTTGTCTTCCGCCGTGTAATACGCAGCACATTTGGTGTTATCACCGTCAGTGAACAGATCCAGAACAAACGGGCCAAACAGGGTGTTAATTCCCCAGAAAATGTTGTCCGGCGTGCGCCACTGATCGCCCACTTCCTTCAGTTCATGGGCTGGTTTGTTCCGCAGTTCCACCAGCGCCTGGCAATATTTATTACTCATTAAGCCCCCACGTAATTCCCTGACAGATACCACTCTTCACCCGATGCAGCGCGCTTGCTGCTTTTCCGTAAACACCGCTCACGACGCGCCAGAAAATTGTTTCGTTCTGGTTGGGAGTGGCTTTCACGGAATGCCGCCATCCACACGGTTGCAGCACGACGGTATAAGCCCCTGGACTCCAGTTCTTCAGCCTGGCGGGTCAGGCACAAAATTACCCGTGGATCGTTAGTGCCGACATAGAAATTGCGCGCAGGTCTGGTTTCACGAACTGGTTGTGGTTCCGGCTCCTGCGCTCTCTCAGTCAGGCGCGGGAAATGTCTGCGTGTATCCCCTTCACAACGGTGAGCCACACGCCCACTCTGACGTAACTTGCTTGCTGACTGCAGAACGCGCTGCCGTGAGTAGCCTGCAAAAGCATCCGCAATGTCTCCGGAAGTACACCCCGGATGGGCTTCAATGAATTTCTGAACTTCATTCAAAAGACTCATGATTACCCCCTGAATCCTGCCGGGATCTGGCTGTAGTCCACGTTGTCGTAACTGGCTTTGAAGTACGCGTCTTCGCGTTTTTCGGTGTACGTGCTTACGGACGGCGATAAGCGCAGGGAAAGCTCATCCCATTTTTCCCGCAGCTTCGACGGGCTGAGCACGTTACGGCACCAGAACGGATCGCGGCTGACGCGGCTGTACATCTCGCAGATTTGTTTGTGAGTACGACCATCCTGCACACACATCAGGCGAATTTCGTTTGCCCAGGCTGTCCAGTTCGGTTCTTTGGGACGAACCACCTCGCCGTCACATTCGGCAGCCTGCTCGTACAGGGCGATGATTTTTTTCCAGAGCCACTGTGCGCAGGTCAAATCATCCTGCGTCCCCCACTGGCGCTTTTTAGGGCTGAATACAACCGCATCAGGATGGCGAGTTAAAAAATCCTGTTCAGCCGTCTGCGTGTCCGGTTGCGAAGCGTCCGGACGAGAAGGTTTTTTATCTGACGGATCATGTTTTGATTTTACTGACGGATCCCCGCCAGATTCTGACGGGTGAAAACCCGCTTTTTTGCCAGATTTCGACGCATCAAATTTTGACGGGTCAGATTTTGATGCGTCAGATTTTGACGGGTCAGAATCTGACAGTTGAGAAAATGCCGCAGCCTGAAGCTTCGCAACGTTAAGCTGATAAACATTCGACGCATTGCGGTTACCCTGGCGACGCGCCTTACGCGTTAACCAGCCTTCTGCTTCCAGCCGTGCGATAGCCGTTCTGACTGTACTCATCCCCGCGCCAATCTGGCGGGCAATGGTTTCAATCGATGGCCAGCACACACCTTCGTCATTACTGAAATCAGCCAGGCGGGCCATAATTGCCACGCTGGATAATTTCATGCCTGACGCTGCGCAACCATCCCATACATAGCCGGTTAATTTAGTGCTCATGACCGACCTCTATTTCCCTGAATTTACGACGAAACTGTTCGAGCGGACTGAAGCACTCATGCTCATAGCCTTCGCGGAGGTAGATAACCCGTTGTGTTTCCGGTTCCCAACGAATGACTCTGACGGGCACTCCGTAGTGATCTTTGAACCAGCGGTTAACTTGTCGCAAAGGACTGTCTCCTTCTGCCGGTTGAAATCCCCCACAGCCCACTCTGCAAAGCTGTGGGTTACAATTTCCCTGTCACCTGGTACATTCACTGCATAGCAATATTCCACCTTCGCTTTTCCACCCGGTACAGGAAGCGCAATCAGTTGCGAGCGACGGTAGTGTGTTGTTAAACTGTTCATGCGTTAGTTTCTCCACAACCAGAAGCAATCGACGCCACGACGCCCGGAGCTGCACACTCGCGGGCGTCATTACTTTCTGAAATGCAAAAAATTTTGTAGACAAGTGCTGCATGCTCCTGCAGCTTCGAAATTGAGAGATACAGCTCGTCGTTAATTGCTGTCTTCTCATGCGGTTCCACTACACCGTCTTCGATTGCTGAACGAATCTGTTTTGAATAACTGCCGATCTGTTCAATGACTTCCAGCAGACGCTGGTTAATATCGGCGTTGTCCACATCCTCGACGTCAGGAAGAGACACAAAGACGCCATTTGCAGACTGCGCCACAGCATCAGCAATGAAATGAGTGCCACCAGCACGCTGTAAAACCATTGCCCATCCCAGCGGGAAAATCTGATCGCCATCTGCACGAAGGCGGTTGAATAAAGCGTTTTCTGTTACATCGAGCCAGTCAGCCGCTTCAGCGTAACCACCCGGCAACGCCGCGATAGTTTTTCTGACAGCTTTCACGTACCACTCAGGCTGTTTTTCTATTTTCCAGTGATGCTTACCCACGATTAGCCTCATCGTTCTGTGGTTAAAAATTGAAAGTGTTCTGCTAATCTTTCGGATAGATATCCGGTCTTAAGTCAGATTTCGTAATTGCACCTGACGTGCATTGCTCAAGTTTTTTAGCCAGCACAAAACTGGCTTTTTTATAGCCATTGAAAACCAGCCGTAAGTAGCCAGGTGTTGAGCCAACTTTTCCGGCCAACTCGCCCTGCTGTTCTTTGGTTAAAGAGTCCCAATACGCTTTCATACAATATGTACCTCCGGTATACATATTACATGATTGAAATGAACCTTCAAGATACTTGTACCTTAACGGTACAAGGGTTTTAATTTCGTTATGAAAACAATCCATGACATCCGGCGGTCTAACGCCAGAAAACTGAGAGATGGTGTTGGCGGGAATTCTTCCTTTGCCACTATGATTGATCGCGAGCCAACCCAGACCAGCAGGTTTATGGGAGATGGTGCTACTAAAAATATCGGTGACAGCATGGCACGACACATCGAAAAATGTTTCGACCTGCCTGTCGGATGGCTCGATCAAGAACACCAGACAACGAACATCACAAAAAAACCTGATGTTTCAATCACTAATAAACAAATCACATTAGTCCCTGTCATATCATGGGTACAGGCCGGAGCATGGAAAGAAGTTGGATATTCTGAGGTTGATTTGAGCACAGCAGAAACGTATCCCTGCCCTGTACCCTGTGGGGAAATGACTTATATCTTGCGGGTGATAGGTGATTCAATGATTGATGAGTACCGCCCGGGAGACATGATTTTTGTCGATCCTGAAGTACCTGCCTGCCACGGTGACGACGTTATTGCATTGATGCACGATACAGGTGAAACCACCTTCAAAAGGTTGATAGAAGATGGGACACAGCGTTATCTCAAAGCGTTAAACCCAAACTGGCCTGAGCCTTACATTAAGATCAACGGTAATTGCTCTATAATTGGAACTGTGATTTTCTCAGGAAAACCAAGAAGATACAAAATCAAAGCCTAATCAATGTTTATGAACCTGCTTCGGCAGGTTTTTTTATACTTGACAATGTACCTTTGGGATACATAATGTACCCAAGAGAAACAACAAACAGGCAGGACGCCCACGAAGTAGCCGCCTGGAGCATATGAAGTCTAGGATGATTCATTAGCAACAAAAAAGCGCCCTACAGGACGCTTAGCTCTTTAACAATCTGGATATCCACAACAGTAGCAATCTACAGATTGCCGTTAAGTTTTCTGGACAACTCCTCAATGGATGGAGGCGATACGTAATCCGGATTTTTATTCATCAGAAACTTATTTTCACAGTGGAGGCACCTGCTTTTATGAAAAAGCTCATCTTCGCTAACCGGGAATGGTTGAAGTATCGATACTATCTTTTGTCCAAAACATTTTGGGCAAAGATGCATGGTTATGCTGCCACCGTTCACGATTACCTCCTTCGAGTATACAAAAGTACCCGACTCAAGTTGGTTAAGGATATAGCCTTCCGTCTGAGCCTCAAAGTTTTCGAATTCTGCAATTTTAGCTTTGAGAGAAGCATTTATTTCTTGATAAGAGCCCACCAGTTCAACGAGAGACACGCATTCGCGCTGAATAGACGCAAGCTTTGAGTTCAGCTCACCAATAGCCGCATTTACTTCAGCTTGAGTTTTTGCCTCGTTCATTAGTTTTGCAATCTGGGCTGTTTCACGAATAGCCGTCATTGCTGCCGTTAATTCAGCGATCACATTGAATACTCTTATTGTTGTTGGGGATATCCAGATTAACCGAATCCTTGTTGTTGGGGAATAACCAGGTCCACCTCGCCTGATGTGGCTAAAAGCAGGCACATAACAGCTAAGTATTTTCAACCAGAGAGAATCCTTAGCGTTGTGGTGAATGCGGCTCAGCGCACGCGGGTTAAGGTTGAGGCTGACAGTCGACCTTCTGTGGATACCCACCCGCCTGGTGTGCAACCTTCGCCAGGCACCGGGAGGCACCCGGCACCACAACTTTATGCTGTGTGTAGTCCTGGCGGTACCAGTTTGTACCCTTGCTTCCGGCTGGTACCGTCCTTTTTTGCAAAACAGAGAAGAGCATCACCGGACGACGGGCTCATAACCCAATCCATCCGGGCGGCTGCCACCGCAGGTGTTCTTCTCTGTTTTGTGGAGAAACCAACCGACCTTGCAGGGTCGATATGATGAGGAGCAGCAAAATGGCTAGCGAACGCAGTACTGATGTGCAGGCATTTATCGGGGAGCTGGACGGCGGCGTATTTGAAACCAAAATCGGCGCAGTTCTCAGTGAGGTCGCTTCCGGTGTGATGAACACGAAAACCAAAGGGAAGGTCTCACTCAATCTGGAAATCGAACCGTTTGATGAGAACCGTGTGAAAATCAAACACAAACTCTCATATGTTCGCCCAACTAACCGCGGGAAAATTTCCGAAGAAGACACCACCGAAACGCCGATGTATGTCAATCGCGGTGGTCGCCTGACTATTCTGCAGGAAGACCAGGGACAATTACTGACTCTTGCCGGTGAACCTGACGGAAAACTCCGCGCAGCAGGTCGTTAATATCGTTCGTAATAAACTGATTATTTATCTCATCACTGAATATCTTTATATAGTGAGGACTTATTATGTCTCAGAACTTAGACGCAACCGCAATTAATCAAATCCATGCCCTTATTTCTGCTCAGGGTGTTAATGAAATTATCAGTAAGATTGGTGCCGATGCTGTGGCATTGCCTGAGAATTTCCGCATTCATGATCTGGAAAAATTTAATTTAAATCGCTTCCGTTTCCGTGGTGCACTTTCCACTGCCAGCATCGATGATTTTACCCGTTATTCTAAAGATCTTGCAGATGAAGGCACCCGCTGCTTTATCGATGCCGATAATATGCGTGCCGTCAGTGTGCTTAACCTGGGTACTATTGATGAGCCAGGTCACGCAGATAACACTGCCACTCTCAAACTGAAAAAGACAGCACCGTTCTCTGCTCTGTTGTCTGTTAACGGCGAGCGTAACTCCCAGAAGTCACTGGCAGAATGGATCGAAGACTGGGCCGACTACCTTGTGGGCTTTGATGCTAATGGTGACGCTATTCAGGCAACAAAAGCGGCTGCGGCAGTCCGTAAAATCACGATTGAAGCAAACCAGACCGCTGATTTTGAAGATAATGACTTCAGCGGCAAACGCTCCCTGATGGAGTCTGTCGAAGCGAAGACCAAAGACATTATGCCAGTGGCATTTGAATTTAAATGCGTTCCGTTTGAAGGTCTGAAAGAACGTCCGTTTAAATTACGCCTCAGCATTATCACTGGCGATCGTCCTGTACTGGTTCTGCGCATTATTCAGCTGGAAGCGGTGCAGGAAGAAATGGCTAACGAATTTCGTGATCTGCTTGTTGAGAAATTCAAAGACAGCAAAGTAGAAACCTTTATTGGTACTTTCACCGCCTGATTTCATTACTGCAAATGCCCCTGCGGGGGCATTTATGGAAACGTAATTAACTCAATAATCACCGGATGGTGAGGGCTTCCTTTTACCAGAATTCAGCGCGGTGCAGTGCATATACGTGAAGAACAAAATGTCATTTATTAAAACTTTTTCCGGGAAGCATTTTTATTATGACAAGATAAATAAAGACGACATCGATATTAACGATATCGCGGTTTCCCTTTCAAATATCTGTCGCTTTGCCGGTCATCTTTCGCACTTCTACAGCGTCGCCCAACATGCGGTTCTTTGCAGCCAGCTGGTGCCGCAGGAATTTGCTTTTGAAGCGTTAATGCATGATGCAACAGAAGCGTATTGCCAGGACATTCCCGCACCACTGAAACGCCTTCTTCCTGACTATAAACGGATGGAAGAAAAAATAGACGCCGTAATCCGTGAGAAATACGGGTTACCCCCAGTTATGAGTACACCCGTGAAATATGCCGATCTCATCATGCTGGCAACCGAACGCCGCGATCTCGGGCTTGATGATGGCTCTTTCTGGCCTGTACTGGAAGGCATCCCGGCAACAGAGATGTTCAACGTGATTCCACTGGCACCGGGTCATGCCTACGGGATGTTTATGGAACGTTTTAACGAGTTATCGGAGTTACGCAAATGCGCATGAATGTTTTCGAAATGGAAGGGTTTCTTCGCGGGAAATGTGTACCGCGAGATCTGAAAGTGAATGAAACAAATGCTGAGTACCTGTTACGTAAATTCGACGCGCTTGAAGCTAAATGTGCGGCACTGGAAAACAAAATAATACCAGTGTCAGCTGAACTGCCACCAGCAAATGAAAGTGTTCTGTTATTTGATGCTAATGGAGAAGGCTGGCTGATTGGCTGGCGTTCTCTCTGGTACACCTGGGGACAAAAAGAAACCGGAGAATGGCAGTGGACATTTCAGGTCGGGGACCTTGAAAACGTCAATATCACTCACTGGGCAGTAATGCCAAAAGCACCGGAGGCTGGAGCATAATGACCACATTTACCAATAAAGAACTGATTAAAGAAATCAAAGAACGAATCAGCAGCCTAGAGGTTCGAGACGATATTGAGCGCCGTGCTTATGAAATCGCACTCGTATCTCTGGAAGTAGAGCCAGATGAACGCGAAGCCTATGAATTATTCATGGAAAAGCGTTTCGGTGACTTAGTAGATCGTCGGAGAGTAAAAAACGGCGATAACGAATACATGGCATGGGATATGACTCTCGGTTGGATCGTCTGGCAGCAACGAGCTGGTATCCATTTTTCAACAATGACACAGCAAGAGGTGAAATAATGGAGCCATACAGCCTCACACTCGATGAGGCCTGTCAGTTTCTTAAGATATCCAGACCAACCGCCACCAACTGGATACGAACAGGCCGCCTACAGGCAACACGTAAAGATCCAACCAAGCCAAAATCTCCTTACCTCACAACACGGCAAGCTTGCATTGCGGCGCTTCAGTCTCCGCTGCATACTGTCCAGGTGAGCGCGGGTGATGGCATAACAGAGGAAAGAAAATGTCACTCTTCCGCAGAAATGAAATATGGTATGCCTCGTATTCGCTCCCGGGCGGGAAACGAATTAAGGAATCTCTTGGCACAAAGGACAAGCGGCAAGCTCAGGAGTTGCACGACAAGCGAAAAGCAGAACTCTGGCGAGTAGAAAAGCTAGGGGATTTACCTGATGTCACTTTTGAAGAGGCCTGCCTAAGATGGCTTGAGGAAAAAGCTGATAAAAAATCTCTCGATTCAGATAAAAGCCGGATTGAGTTCTGGCTTGAACATTTTGAGGGTATAAGGCTTAAAGATATCTCGGAGGCAAAGATTTACTCTGCTGTAAGCAGAATGCATAACAGAAAGACGAAAGAAATATGGAAACAGAAAGTTCAGGCCGCCATCAGGAAAGGTAAAGAACCGCCTGTTTATGAACCAAAGCCAGTATCAACTCAGACAAAGGCAAAGCATCTTGCCATGATAAAGGCCATTCTCCGTGCTGCAGAACGCGACTGGAAGTGGCTGGAAAAAGCGCCTGTCATCAAGATACCAGCGGTCAGAAACAAGCGAGTCAGATGGCTGGAAAAGGAGGAAGCAAAACGCCTTATTGATGAGTGCCCCGAACCACTGAAATCTGTCGTCAAGTTTGCGCTGGCAACTGGTCTGAGAAAGTCGAACATCATAAATCTGGAATGGCAACAAATCGACATGCAGCGACGAGTTGCCTGGGTGAATCCAGAAGAGAGCAAATCAAACCGCGCCATTGGTGTGGCGCTGAACGATACCGCCTGTAAAGTGTTGCGTGATCAAATAGGCAAGCATCACAAATGGGTGTTTGTACATACCAAGGCGGCTAAGCGAGCAGATGGAACATCAACGCCTGCGGTCAGGAAGATGCGCATCGACAGCAAGACATCATGGCTATCAGCTTGTCGTCGTGCAGGAATTGAAGATTTCCGTTTCCATGACCTCAGACACACCTGGGCAAGCTGGCTGATCCAGTCAGGCGTCCCATTATCTGTGCTTCAGGAAATGGGCGGATGGGAGTCCATAGAAATGGTTCGTAGGTATGCTCACCTTGCGCCTAATCATTTGACAGAGCATGCAAGGAAAATAGACGACATTTTTGGTGATAATGTCCCAAATATGTCCCACTGTGGAATTATGGAGGATATAAAGAAGGCGTAA